AATGCAGCTACTTTTGGATCACCGCCTGTGGCAGCGTTTGTAACATTTACATAATTTACAGCTGAAGATGTTGTGCTAAAAAATAATTGTTCGTTTCCATTTTCATCTCTAATACCGTGAGAGGTATCAAAGTCAATCATGAAAGAATTAGTATCTAAGTTACCACCTAATTGTGGTGATGTATCATCTACTAAATCACTTGCTAAAGATACTGTTGCAATGTTTGGATTAGTTCCGTCATCTGCTTTTGCATAGGCAATTACAGTTTTTCCATTAGCAACGGTAGCTGAAGTTCCAGATCCAGATACATATTTAAATACTACGTTTTGAGATCCAGATGTTGCGTTTTTTAAAATATAAAAATTTTGTACGTCAAGAGGAATAGTTACGTTTCTAGAAGCTGTTAATGATCCTGTAAATTCTAAAACTCTGTGTGCAAGAGTTGCTCCAGTTGATCCATCAGATACCGATAAAGTAGTATCACCAGAATCTGAAACAGCTTGCGTTGTATAACCACCAGATATTTGTTCAATAATGTCTAAATTAGTATTTGTTTTTGTACCCCAAGTACCGGCGTTTTCACCAGTTGCCTGTTTTTCAATACCCAAGGGTGTATATGTCGATGCCATTAAGCTGCTTCTCCTGTTACGTCGTTATAGCTTGTATTTGAGCCTGTTGCAACATCCGAATAAGATGTATTCGAACCCGTTGAAACATTACTATATGATGTGTTACTTCCAGTGTCAATATCTGCGTAAGCTAATACATTCACTGCTCCCACGCTTAAAGAACTAGATAAACCAGTTAATCCCATAACTTGATCTGCTGGAGTTATTGACCCTACAGAACCTGTAAAAGAAACACCAGTTAATCCCATCGTATCTGCAGGTGATATACTTCCTACAGAACCTGTCATTGAAATACCTGTTAAATCTGCAACTGCAGAACCTAACCCTACAAGAGATCCAACACTAAACGAAGCCTCTTGACCTGATAATGTTTGTGCATTGTTTGGAGCAATAGCTGTTCCTTGTGCTGATGTAATAGAAAATCCTGTTGGTGCAACTAAACTACCACCAAACCCTAATGCAGTTCCTTGAGATGAAGTTATTGCTTGACCAGTTAAAGATACATCTTCATTTGGTGCAACCGCTGTTCCTAAATTTGCAGTAAACGATTGACCTGTTAAACCCATAACCTGATCTGAAGGTGTAATTACACCGTTAGCACCAGTTATAGATTGACCTGTTAAAGATACATTTGCACCTGCGGTTGTTGTTAATGAATCTACAGTTGATTGAAAAGATAAACTTCCAAGTTCTACAGTTTTTGGAATAACTGGAGATATAGATCCAACTGATCCTGTAAAAGATATTCCAGTTGGAATAATAATATTTGTGCTTACTATACTAGTTGATCCTAATGAAGCTGAAAATGATACACCTGTTAATGAAACTGTTTCGTCAGCGAGATTACCCCACTCACCATCATTCCATTGTTTTGCACCCCAACCTGTAGCAAGTAATGCGTCTTGGTTCCATTTAGCTTGGCCCCAGGTAAATCGACCCCAACCTGAAGAAACGTCGGACATCGACCCCTCCTTACGCTAATCTTATGATAGCGTTAGTAGCGTCTGCTGTAGGAAATTGAATTGTGAAAGTTCCGTTAGTTGCAGTTTTGTCTCCACCAAAAGCAATTGCACAAACTGAATCTGTTGTACTTGATCCACCATTTGTAGTTGTGTTGTAGATCAAAGCAGCATTTGCTGTAAATGTTGCTGAACTGTAAGTAACATCAGAAAAGTCTGTAAAGGCTGTAGTTGAAGATAAAGAAACACCTTGATTTGTTAAAGTTGCTCCACCTGCTGTGTAAGCAGTTCCAGAAGTATTCGTAATTTCTTCAGACGTTGAATAGTCTGTCCACCAGATGATTCAAAACTATGTTTACCTTGTAAAAGTTCTTGTTTGAAACTTGAACATATTGCCGATGTATTTGCCATTTTCTATCTCCTTATGGTGATGGTGAATTTACCGGTATTCTAACTGTACCATCAGTATAGTCATCTCTTCTACGTCTACCGATTTGTTCGCCACCGAACTTCTGTACTTCCTGTTTATACTTGTTTTCGTAAAGTGTCAACATATCTGCTGGGCCTTTTAAGAAGCCATAAGTCTCTGCTAAACAGCAATATAATAAGCCATTTGGGAAGTTTAGACTAATATAATTAGTCGTATTATCAGAGGCTAAAGTTGCTGGCATCTTATTATAGTGCACTCTAAATTTATAATTTGTATTAGGTGTAGGAGCTAAAAAGATACGTCCAGAATTAGTATCTCCATCTCCAGTAGCATTACCAAACATAGCATAGTATTTTGGTTTACCTTGAGCTGCTGATGTTCCTGTAACAGGTTGATATTCTTGTAAGTAAGTTACATCTTTTTTAAGTAACCATGTGTTTGTACCAGTAAGCACGGAAGAAGAATCATAGACTTGTATACCTCTAATAAACAAGGCTCCTCCTGGAGCGTTAATTGTTTCTTGACCGGGAACCAGGTTTCCAGATTGTTGTTTTCTGTCTGCATCAATCGGAATATCACGCATAATTCTATATTGTGCGTTTAAAATAATATTTTCTAATTGATCTGTAGATAGAACATTTGAATCTACTTCTGTGTAATTTCTAATTTGTGTAACTAAAGTGCTATAACTAATTCCTGCCATTATGCTGATAGTGTGACTGGTCCTACTGAACAGCCAACGCCTCCTCCATTTATATCTCCATTTGTAGCAGTATCTGTATCAACAGTAAAATAAAAATTATTTGCTGTTACATAATCTGTAGAAACTCTAGCACCATCTTTAAAAACTCCAGTTGTTATTGCATATCCAGCAGCTTTTGCAATATTAGCTCCTGTAATACCGTCAAAATTAGAAGGATTTGAAAATTGAAAAGTCCCTCCACTTGCTGTAATTGCTAAAGGTGGTCCTCTAAATCTATATGTTGTTCCGTTAGTTAATCCATGTCCAGGCGCAAAAACATTTATAACTCCTGATCCAGATTGATAAGTTTTAAATGCATCTTCTTGTAATAAATAAGGTGCATCTGTTTCAGTTCTTGCAGGACGAGCTCTTTTTAATCCTTGAGGATCAGCACTAGTGGCTTTTGGTTGTAATTGAGGTTGCTTCGGTTCAAATTCTGAAATATGAACAAAAGATCCATTCCACTCTCTAACCATTTCATTATAAGGAAATTGTAATCCTGATCTATCTGATATAGCCAACGCATATTTTCCTGATGCAAATCTTGCCATTAACCAGTTTCTCCAAAGTAAGTTTTAGGTGTTATGTAAGTGCTTGTTGAAGAACCATCTTCAGTTAAAGCTCTATTTAATTCATCTTCATAATAAAGTTTCATTTCTTGTGATCTTTGTGGAGCAAATTTTTGTGATAAATAAAAAGCTAAACCTGCAACCATACAAGGAACAAATCTATATGGAACATCCGTAGCATTTGTATAATCACCTGCATCTTGAATTCTTTTAACATAATAAAAATTAATTGTTTTTCCAGCTTCTGAACTACCTGGAGTTAAATATAAAGTTATAGTTACTCTATCAATTAACCTTTGAACAAAATATTGAGTTGGTGTTCCTGTTGAAGTTTTATTTGACAGCGCTTGATAAGTTGCTCTATTTATTTTTGTTAACGGAGAATCAACGCTAGAAGCATTTCTATAAGCAGCTTCTAAAATATCGTCTACACCATATATAGCTGTTGCATCAGAAGTTCCATCATCAGTTGATCTATACATCGTATAAACAGATTGATTATTAACTAAAGTAATACTGTTGTTAGCAACTTCCCAATAATGTAAACCTCTATTACCCCATTCTTGAAACATTATATTTAAAGAACGTCTAGCTGTTTTTAATTGATTACCAGAAACTCCTTGAAGACCAATTCTCTCATAAGCATCTTCTATAATTTCATCAATAGAAAAGTTTTTATCGAATACAACTGTGCCCGAAGTAGTATTAGCCATTTAACCTCCTAGCCTGTGTAGCCGATAGTAACTGATGTTGTATTTGTTAAATCTAAATATATACCAGTTCTACATCTTATACCACTTCCAGGAACATAAATATCTAATCCTTCAGTTCCGCAATTACCTTCGAATACTAAAGTTCCAGATGCACTTGTTCCATCGTAAAGTTTGATA